CCATCATTTCGACAGGAGGGTTAAATTGGTCATCTTTTTCTATAACTTTACTACCACCGTTTTCTAATATTTTTTTCTTATAAACCATCTTCTTGGTGGTTTTATAATTAAAATACATTAAGGTACATGTATCTTTATAAAAAATATCATTCTCATAAAACTGAGCGACATTATAGTAATCGTACCAACTTTGACTGTACTGGCTAATTTCTTCTAAATCCTCATTAGTTAGTTTAGGGTCAATTTTTAATAGCTCTGTAATTGGTAATGTTTTAATTTCGCCCCAATAAAAACAATCCTGAAAGTGAGGGTCTTCAGTATAACTATAAACAACATTTGCTGGGTCTACATATTCTACCTGAACGCCAGACCCGGGGAGGAACTCGTGTTTAGCAACACCCATTCCTAAAACAGTTAAATCATAATCGAACCTTTTCCTTAGGTCTATATAATGATTTTCCTCAAACAAGGTATTAATAGCTTCTTCCTCAGCAATCTCAATAGCGGGTTTGTAATTTATTTGCATATATAAAGAAAGCTCTTCATCGTTTTGAGGCAATGACTCAGGGTCTGTGGTGAACGGGTCAGCCCCTGTCGCTTTTTGTATGTCTAACAAAATATCTTTAGCGGCCATTTGACCTTCAATCATATCTTGATATTTACTTCTCTTAGCTTGAGACATTGCGTCTTGAGCATAAGCATTTACTTTAAAAAGCCTATCAGACATTCCGTTAACAACAATATCTACAAATTTAGGTAATATAGGAACTGGAGTCCAATCTAAGTTAAGGTAAGATAAATCGCCATCAATAGCGATTTCATTTTTATACTTTCCCACTGATTGCTCTCCTCGGGCGTATAACCTTAGTCTATGAAAGTTTCTCCATTGGTCATAGTAACGACAAGCGTTACCATCTTTTTTAAACCATTCATACTGTATTGCTTGCCCAATTTGTAATCCAAACTCGTCAGTTGCTTTTTCAGCATCAGAAACAAATTGACTGGGGAAACCTACAGATGAAATATTTACCTTAACGTCTTTCATCTATCTAATTAATTCACTTAATACTCCGTTGTTAGTATACCTTGCAAAGTTAAGTTTTATTTTTGATTCTTTCTTTTCAGGTGTATACAAGTGCTTTTGACACGCCATTATGGCTAAACCAGAACTAATTGAAGCGTCATACTTAGTTCTATTGCTAATATCAAACTTTGCCCAGTCTTCTAATGTTCGTGTAAATGGCATAGAGCCCATTGCATCTGAGTCTCTAAAGCTACCATCTAAATCAATACCAATGTGTTTTTCTATATACGACTCAATAGCTGATGCGTGAGCTTGTTTAATATCCTCGCTACTGTTTGGTATTCCACCTAACTCTCGCTCTGTTTTAGACAAACGATTAAATTGTTTGTCAGGTCTATTTAAACTAAAGCCTCGGTAACCTCTGTTTTTAAAATGATACAAGAGACGGGGTTTGTTGTTTTCAATTAATATTGGCATTCCATAAAATACACAAGCCATAAGTACTTCTTCAAAAAATATTTCAGCAGTTTGTGGCCTGGCTATGTATTCGAGAAAAAACTCATTGCTTGGAGCATCGTCCATATTAAACTTTGTTAAACCATGAAGCGCTCCGTTTGAACCTTTACCTCCAACAGTTCCTGAAATATCATAACTATCACAACCGAAAGCCCCAAGGTGTTCGTTCCCTGGGTATTTTTTTCCATTCTTATTAAAGAATCTATTTTGTAAATTTGCGCTCGGTAGCCAAGAGCAAAGAAATCTTCCCTTTTTGTCCGGAGACCATATTACTTTAGTGTCTTTTATTCCGTCCTTCCAAGAAAAACTTCCTCTTGTTAAATAATGCTCTTTAATCATAGAGTCATTATAATCTATTTGCTGATATATGCGTGTAAGATTAAATAAAGATTGTTTGCTCTCGTCACGAAACGCATGTGATTCCGTTCTGGGAAACTGTCTATAAAACTCATTAAGAGCATCAGCATCTGACTTTAATGATTCAACTTCGTTTTGCCAATAATCCAAAGCCCCTTGGTTAATGTATTCGCCGTAAGCATCTACTTTTGGTTTTTTGGGAGTATAAAACACGGGCATTCCGTATCTATCTATAAAGCCTTCCATATTCCATTCCATTGGAATAAACAAACTATACATACCGCTTTTTGTTTGTCCGTTAGCGTTTCGTTTAAAAACATTAGAGTCATTATACAGCTTTTTAAAATTATTACCACCCTTGTCCAATGCGTTTGATGTAGAGCCCATCATACACTTACCTATAATCCTACTACCTAAACGTAAACATGTTTTTGTGACTCTCCAGTTATTAAGAATGTTATTTGGCTTTATCCATTTTCCGCTTTCATCATGTACTAAAAGTAATAACTTTTCGCCATCATAGCTGTTATCATCTGTGTTTTTCCAATCGATTGTTGTGTCTAATCCGTAGAGCTCTTCAGTCTCTACATTATACATATTTTTTTTTGTAATTTTAGAAGCGGGTATTCTAAAAGCCAACTCTGTTTTTGGCTTGTCCATACCATCTTGTATAGGTTTAAAAAAGAAAGGCAACCTATTAGATATAGGCACTACTTTATCTGTAAACATTTTTTTAGCATCAGCACCAGTTTTTGAAAGTATCCCAACCCTTGAATCTTTTGCAAGCGTACCTGTGTTTACGCATTCTGAAGAACCCATAAATGAAAATCCAGAACGTCTTATTTTTAAGTAAATCATACCAAAACTTCTCTTATCAGCTTTGCAGGCTTCCCAATAAATATAAAATATACGATTAGCTTCACGATACTCAGGATATCCAATATCAATGTTAGTCCACTGTAAATACATATAATGCGCCCCGGTAATATATGTCGGCAATCCATTATTCATAAACCAAGCCCCTTCGTCCCGCCTGTCAAACTCTCCCTCTATATAATCTACCCATCTATTTTTAAACTCTGAAGGCATTTCATTCCATTGGAATATAGATTGTATTCTGGAAAGTTGCTTAGGCAATTCTTTACGTTCCCAATACTGTTCTTCTTTTTTAGAGTGTCTTTGAAGACACTCATCTGGAGTTTTAGGAAGTGCTATATACAGTCCGTTAATCAAAATTATATCTCCAATTTGACCTGTTTTTGAAATTACAACAACATCATATTTTTCACTATATCCATACACCCAACTTCTATTTCTGTTTTTGTTGGTTATTACGGATTTAGAAATATAATCCTTAACTACTTTATATAATTTATTTTGACCTTCTTTCTGCAAAACCTTGTTTTGAATCTACACTGTTCTTATTTTTACTTAAAGATAAAGCTTCTTTTTCACTTTCTATTCTATTTAAAATTTCAAACGCATCAAATATAGCAAGCTTCTTTGTTGCTGCTGCGTTTTTTAATCTATCCGCAGATATATCGTCTTCAGGGTCAGGTTTTATTATATCCTCTTTTGCTACTTTTATAAGTTGCTCTACAGCCCTTCGCCCTGCATTTATAATTTCTAATTTAATTTCTTCAGTAGATTTCATAAAACCATGGTTATTTGGTGGTCATACATCCTGTAAAGTTTTTTACCATCTAAAGTAAACTTGTATTCACTATCCGGTTTAAAAGAAACTAAGTCCCCCCTCTTGACACCTTGTTGTGATAGCTTGCTATTTGGGTAAATCATCTTTGCGACTAAAGGCTCTTCCTTTAATGGTTTTAAGATAATTGATTCTTTTGGAGGTATAGGCTCAACAAAACAATACTTATCATGAGCATACCACTGGTGAATTTTTTTGTACAAAAAGAATTGGTCGTTATCTACTAAAAACAAATTTTCCTTAAGAAAACTTTTACCGCTTTTACGCCTCCCTTTTATGTCGTTATAAAACTTAAACACATTATGATGCACAAGCAAAGTGTCTCCTGGTTCAATTTCACCACAATAACCTATAGGTGTAGATAAAACTATAGCCTCCCTGTTTGCGGACTCGTAATCTTCTTCAGATGTACTTACTACAAATTCAATACCCCCAATTTTTTTGGTGTTATTATACCTCTTATTATCTTGAGGTTGTACGATAAAACTAAATGGTGATTTCAAAAGTTTATGTTATATTCAATTGATATAGGCATTGTTGAGCTAAACTCTTTCCAAAGCATAACTACCTCCTTATCTTGAATATAAATTTTGAAAGAATCTTTTGGCTCGTCATACTTTATTAAATGAATAATGTAATTACCACCTAATACATCTTGCCCAACCAAGTAGTGCATAGCGCCTGACTTGTAATCAGGGCCAACTGATATTTTTCTTATATCCATTTGATTTTATTTTAAATTTAATTTTGTGCCTCTAACCAGGCGTTTTTGATTATATATTTTGTATTATCTGCTGGTCTTCTATATGTTTTTCATAAGCAGAAATAATGTCATCTGTCCAAGCTGTAGTTGCGTATGGTTGCAATTCAGCTGGCAAATCAGTAATTGGTGTGTTAGGCGCAAAACTATCACGCCATAAAGATTTGCTTATTTGTTCACCGTCTTCAGTAATTATAGTTTGGTATCTAACTTGTATATGTTTGAACTCACCAACTATTTCTATTTTATCTATTAACTTATTTTTTTCTAATGCCATTTTTATTTATTTAAGATGTTGTATATGTGATATTTATTGTAACTTCAGTTGTTTCGTCACCCGGCAAATCTGTGTACAATCCATTATCGTAAAAAGTAATTGTTGTTGTATTATCAAGTCCATAAACCAATCCACGACCTGTATTAAAACCTTGACTATTAAACAACGTTCCTGTTGCAAAGCTTGTAAAAGTTGTGTTTAAAATTGTAAATGGTAAATTTGTACAATTTTGTATTTGTGTTGTTAAATCTTCAGGAACAAAATCTCGTATATATATTTCAACGTGTACTAAATTACCTATTTTTGTGTACCTACCTAATGTATCGTTTAGTGATGTACTCGTGCCTGTTACTGTTAGCGTTGGCGTAAACGTCCCCTCTTCGTAATCGTCGAGCAAATTAGCTGATGTAGTACCACCTACATAAAGACCAAAAGTGAATTGATTATTAAACAATGGATTTGTTGTAGAACCACCACCTCGGTTTATTTGTACTACGCCTTCGTTTTGATACAGTGCTCCTTGAGGTACTCCTAAAGCATCTGCACCTGCATCGTTTGAAGCTGAAAATGTAGTTACTGTTGGAAGCAACACACGTGGTACTTGAGCAACACCACCTCCTCTATTAACACCGCCTTCTGTAATAAGTAGCGCATTACTATTTGTAGTTGAAGTAGAGCCTACCGCTAAAGCAAATTTGGTATTACCAAGCCCAAGTGAATAGTCTGTTGCTGGATAAGAAGTTTTATCGTTTCTATAACCTACAATCATGTGGTTTCCAGTGTCACCATCTAAATTGCTACCAATAGCGAAACTACCCGTACCGCCAGTTATAGTATTTGATGTTCCAAGTAAATAAGCATCTTGAGTTGTCCCTGTAACCGTGTGGTTATCTCCTAAAGCAAATATATTAGAAGTTGCTGTAATACTGTTTGCGCCACCCGCAATAAAGCTTGAGCTCGCTTGTACAGCATTGTTGAAACCAAGGGCTTGTGTTCTAAGCGAAGAAGTTAATGAGTTTGAATTACCCACAGCAAAAGCATCTACAGAACCTGTTATCGCGTTACCTTGTCCAAATGCAACTGATTGGTCAGAGTTACTTGTAATTTGGTTACCACTACCTACAATTAGACAGTGGTCAGAACCTGATATATTATCATTAGTACCGCTACCTATTACAAGAGAAGAATTATCAACCTGTACTGAACCTGGGCTTGGTGATATAACAACACCACCTTTAAAAGTAGCAACACCAGTTCCGACATTCAAATCTGCACTTGCTATATTAGCAGCGTTTAAACCTACGTCTATTCTACCTCCTTGTCCGCCTGTAAATCTAAGTACTCCAGATTGAGTATATGTTAAAGTGCTTGTTGAATTAGCTTGGTTGTCATAGTTTTTTATAATATGTTCTGTAGGTACATTTGAACCTGTTACTGCTGTTATGTAATTA